CTGGCATCCACGCTCTTTATTTGAGGAGCTTGGGACAAGTCATACTCGACAAAGTCGCTGTCAAAACAATTGTTGACAAACTCGCTGGCATAGAAACCCTTGGAAGCGTCAAACCACTCAGGCCCAACTCTGTTCAACCCGATCGCAGTTTCGGAGGCAGCTGGGTTCGAGCGCCAGACCTCCATCAGCGCTTTCAAATACTTGCTGGCTATCAAATACTCAGTCAAACCAACGACAGTAAACATTCGCGCCAGGTACAGTTTGGTGATTTTGACCGGTTCGTCTTTGAGGCAACCATCATTTACAATTCCAGTGGTCAATCCTTTCTTGACTCGCTCAAGTGCCAAAGATACGCCAAGTTCTGTTTCTGGTTTCATGGTCAGAACGCCGTCCGCGTCCTCCTCGTAGTAAAAGGATTTAGGCATATATCCTGGACCACCGCCAGACCCAGCCATCTTTGTTCTGCAAAGTGGTGTATCGGAGACACCATTTAATGCTTCATGCCAAGTCAAGGGCCTGTTGAGGGGCAAGTTGGGGTACTTCTCCTGTGTGCTTCCAATAAGTGAACAGACGTCAGCAGCATACATGTCTGTAGCTCTCATTAGCATGGCGCTGTCCACAGTTGGAAGCTCATTTGCAGATTTTGACAGTACCTTATGATACGTACGTCTCATCCGCATGAATGGAGCTAATTTCGTCAGCTTCATCCCGAGTTGGTTACGGGCTTCGGACCAGTGAGGGTTCAGCTTGAGGGATGATGAGGGGCTCCTGCGGACAGGTATGACCCCTAACGTCTCCACCCTGCCTCCCGTCTGGAAGTTTGATGGGTTTCTCCGTTCAACTGTGTCCTCAACTGTCTGCTGAAAACCGAGGACATTGCTGGAAAAAGCCGCATATTCCAGCGGGGGAACATATCCACACCGGTCATGCAATACTTTCTCAGCCCCAGCTAGCTCTGAGCGAGTGATGAGTGTGATTACGCCAACTGAAGTTTTGTCGCCAGCGATGTGCATGCCAGCAATGCATCTTGGGGCTGCGCAAAAATGATACAAGGTTCCGCACTGGCCGGGGCGCGTTCCAAATGAGGCAGTGGTTGTCATCAAATCCGTGGCACGCAATGACATGCCGTTGACTGAGTAACGCAAATC